TCTACTTCCTCACTAATCTTTGTCTGTAACAACATCTCGATTAAGTGTTCTTTCGTTGTCTCAAATGCTTCTGCATATAGAGGGTCATCAATTAACCTCTTAGCAGCTTGTCCCCTTTGTATCTCATCTCCCTTCTTTCCCATTCATTCTCCTTAGGTTGGTCCTATTGCAACAGGTCTTTGTTGTATTCTCTCTAACTCTAGCTCCTGTTGCTTTAATGCTAGGTCAGCCTTTTTAATTTCTAACTCTTGTGCTTTGATTTGCATATCAACTTGTGCTTCAGCTGCTTTAAGCTCTAGCTCTTGCTGTGCTAGTTGTGCATCTAATTCCATCTCTTTCTGTTTAAGAGCTGATTCAGTTTGCATCTTCTGTAGCTTAAGCTTTAGCTCCTCAGCCTTAAGTTGCATCTCTGCTTGCTTAGCTTGTTCTTCAGGACTAGGTCCTCTCTGAGGTGGCTCTTGGTCTCCTGGGTCTGTAATGAAGTCGTGTACGTTCTTCATACCCATAGACTTAATTTGCTCAGCAACTAAGTTATATACATTCTTAGGTTTAATCATCATACCAGCAGAAGGGTGTTGTGAAATCATCTGTAGTGTTTGTGCCAGCTGACTAAGGTGCATAAGGTTCATATCCTTATTACCAAAGCCTAATCCAACTTGTGCAGTACAATCTAACTTCTCTTTCCATTCACTTGGGTATAATGTAACCCACTTATTATTTAATCTAATAAGCTTCTCAGGTGACTCATACTTCTGTACTAGTTGATACACATTAGTAGCCAGGTCCTTCATACCTGTCTCTGCGAATACCCTAGCAATTAGTTCAATCTTCTGCTGAGCAGCTGTCATTACCTGAGCAACTCCAGTAGCTGATTGATGTGACTTGAGTGTTCCTTCACCCATTCCCATAGAGTTTTTATTTACACCAGTTCTTTCTTCTCTAATACTGTCTAAGTACCCTAGCATATTAAAGGAGTTCTGGTCTAGCTGTGGTGTAGCTAGTGGTGACACAGCACCTGGGGTACGTACTCTTACGATACCTCCAGGGCGTGATGTCATTAAGTCATCTAAGTTAGCCTGACCCTCAACAACTTCGTAACGTCCATTGTTTGTTAGATACATATTGTCTAACAAGTTGCGCATTAGCGTAGTCTTGATTAATTGTAAGTCGGAGATTAAGTCATAAATACTTAAACCGTAGAACTTATGAGGCATTGGTACAGGTGTAAGGGAGGAGAAGGGAACACTGTCCACTGCCTCATTGTCTAAAATCTCATCCCCGACCTTCGTAACCTTTCTTAACTCGTCTACTCCATCGTTATCAAAGTCTACTCGTACGTAGCATTCAGTTACCCAAATACCATCATCTACACTAGCATCTGGGTAAGAAGAGTTAGAGTCATAATCAAATCTAGCTAGTCTCTCAGACTTCCATTCAGCTTCTTCTGCAGAGAATGCACGCTCAATTTTAGTCTTAGAGTAACCCATTTCGATTAACTCTGATTTAGTCTTCTTAACTCTGTGTGCTACAAAACGAGCATCCTCAATACTTTTAGCGTATTGGTTAATAAGGAATTCTTCTGGTGGTACAGGTTCAATACGAACTTGTCCACTTGTTTTTGTTCTTTCAATAACAACATCGTGCAGTAATGGTTGTACATCTTGTGTAACAAACCCGTCTACTTCCACCTCGGTTACACCGCCTGTTGCTGTATGTTCTTTTACCTCAATCTCATCATCAATGAGTAGAGATGTAAACTCTTCCTCTGTGAGGTTCTTATATTCTTCACGTGTAGTTTCTGTTGTGTCATCCCAGTAGTGCTTAACAATACCATTCTTCTGTAGTAGTGCATCCTTGAACCACTGATATATAATACTGAACCCTGGGTTCTGCCGCATAATAGCATAGTTAACATAGTCAGTAGCTTGACTAGCCATTTCTACATCTTCAGGACCTTGTGGTTCAAACTGTACTACCTTATCCCCGCCTGTGAATATCTTCATAAGGCTTGGCATAATCCATTCGATTACGTCAGCTACATCACGAGTAACAATCTGAGAACGTCCCTCTTGCTCATTACCATACTTCTTACCATAGTAACGGTCCATTGCATCAGTACGCTGTTGAGTTAGTTTACTATCACTGAAACCTAGAGATGAATTAATCTCTTGCTCCAGGTGCTGATTTAACTCAGACTGTGTCATTCGCTTTGCCATAAATTATTTCTTATTATTTGATTTAGGTGTTTGAGAGGCTGCCTTCATAATTTCTTTAAGGTCTTTAATGTCTTGTGCCATCTCATTAATTTTATTTACTAACCACTGTGGATTCATACCTTCTCCTTTATACAACCCAGCTTAAGTCTTGCTTCGGTAACTCTGAAGCCCAAGCTGATGTATTCCCTGTAAATACTACTTCCGTAATACATAAATATCTAAATGCATCTGATGCGTGAGATGTCCAATCGTGCACAGGTTTCTGTGACCAAATCTTCTTCTTATCATCATAACTACTCTTATATTGTAGTAATGCGTCTAGTCCCTTCTTTGTCTTCTCTTCATCAAACCAGCATCTGTTTAACGTAGTTCTTACGTTATCAATACCATCCATAACTCTTAACTTAGGTGCTACTTGAAAGTCAATACCTAAACTAAAAGCTAAATCTTTTCTACTCTTACCAGTAGAGAACTCTCGTACTGCAATATCGTGAGGAGCAATATGTGCCCCATATCTATAACCTTTACTATTCAGTACATCAATATAGTGAGGTAATCCCTCGCCCGAATTCTCATAGTAATCAATTACATTAAGTGACTTACCATCCTGCTGTGCAAACCAAATAGCAGTACTATCTGATACACCTAAGTCCCAAGAAGTAATCACTTGCTTAGACGGGTCATATGGTACTTTACCAACACGCTCTTCATCATAAGCAGCTTCTAATTCTTTAGCATAGTAAGCACCTCTTAGTGCCGCTGACCAAGAACATTCATATTCCTGTTCATACTCAGACTCACTCATATCCTGCTGTGCCATCTCTAGCTCTTCATCATCAAGGATACCAGTCTCACTTGCTTTAAATATAAATCTTCCCCAGCCCTTCTTTTCCTTGGCTGTGTGATATATATCATAAAATTCATTCTTACCTTTAGGCGTACCAATAAATACAGCCCAGCCTTTCCTATCTGATAGAGCAGGACGAATAACCTCTGAGTACATCTTAGGATTCATCTGTGCATACTCATCTAGTACTACTCCATCTAGGTAAATACCACGTAGAGTGTCTGGATTATCAGCACCATATAGCTGTATTCTAGCACCCATAAAGTCAGCCCTTAGCTCCGCCTCATTAAACTTAACATCAGGGAAAGTCTTTAGTAATCTCTTTAGCTCATCCCAAGCAACAGTCTTAGCTTGCTTAAATAACGGGGCAAGGTATGCATATCTAGGAGCAGTCTTACCATTCATAATATCTTTAACAGCAGACTTAATCATCTCATTAATAGAGAATACAGTCTTACCAAATCTACGGTGGCATACTACCACATTAAATCTAGCTAAATTATTATGAAGATATGCTTGTAATTCCCTAGGCTTATAGGGTATTACTACCTTCTTTCTCTCCTCTACCTTCACTTAGTGTATGTTATTCTCAGCACTGTCCCTTTGATTAGCATCAGCAATATCAGGTGCATCTTCGTCCCAAGATATATCAAAGCTCTTATCTTCTGTAATGATGTGCTTCTTAGAAGTCCAATCAGCTTGTGTATCTAACCAGAACTTAGTCATCTGATATGATTCACCAGAGATAGCCATCTGATAAGCAACGCCAGCAACCTTAGCATTACGAGAGTCCTTAGCAGTATCCATAGTACTCTGGAAATACTTGTGTAAAGTTGCAGTACCAATACCCATAATCTTAGCAATAGTATGGTGGTCAATACCTACAAGTACCATCTCTTCTACTTTACCATAATCATCATCAGTAGGATTATACTTAGTACCCTTAGTTCTTCTTGACTTCTTACCTCCTGCTGCTGAGGATTCTTTAGCCAACTTTGAAGGTACTCTTTCTTTTTTTACAGTTACTGTTACATCAGATGGAAGTTTACCAGTAGCAGAAGCTACAGCATACTTAGCATCCTGCACAGTTTCTTTAGTAATTTCCTTCATCTCTTCTTCAGTTACTACTTGCTTTTTATTAGTAGGCATATTAATTTTATATAAAAAATATTTTAGTTATGGTTACATATTATACCGTAAGTACAATTAAGTATTACTACTTATTATCCAAATAACTACATACTTAGTAATACTTAGACTGCCTAGGCATTCACTTTCTTTTTATTTGAATCAATTCAACAGTGGTATTTAGTATTAACTAACTCTGTCTAAGTAATAGACATATTATACCAGATTATATTTTAAGTGTTATGAGTTATTGTCTAAAGATTACTGAGCACCCGAGGTGTATTCTGAGACTTAACCACGTGATACTGCCACTAGTCCTTCCCAAGAAAAAATAAAAAATTTTACATAGAGTTGGGTTTCCCCGTGTTGCAAAGTTTTTCAAAAGGGTGTGGTGGGGTCTGTATTTACCCGTAATAACATAGCCATTATTGAGCCATAACCACGCCAATACAGGCGGACAATACCACGATAA